GCGCGGCAGCTGGGGTTATCGTGGCTGGCGCTGGCGTTCGCGGTGCACGGGCTGGTGTTCCAGCCGGGATACTCAGTGGTGGCGCTCTCTAAGAGAGAGGACGAGGCGAAAGAATTAGTAAGGCGGGTAAAGCTCATTTTAGAGCATCTCCCGCCTTTTATTATTAGAAAAAAGGACAAAAACCTGCCGGAGAATTACACCGGGCCGACCTGGGATGGAACTACGACCTATGTCGCGGTATATCACCCGGAGTCCAAGGTCCCGGCGATGTTTACAAGTTTCACTAGCTCGCCGGACAGCGCGCGCAGTTTCACTGCATCGCTGGTTATTTTAGATGAGTGGGCGTTCCAGATGTATGCCCAAGAGATATGGGCGGCTGCTTATCCGGTCATAAACAGGCCGACCGGGGGCAAGGTCATAGGGATTTCGACCGCGCGGATTGGAGGGTTCTTCGAGGACGTCTGGCGGCTGGCCATGAAGGGGAAGAACAACTTTCATCCCGTGTTCCTGCCCTGGTTCTCTGACCCGAGAAGAACGCAGGAGTGGTACGAGGCCACTAAAGCAGCGCTCCCGGCATCGTACCTTCAGGAGTACCCGGCTACACCCGATGAGGCCTTCAGCTCAGGGTCGGCGACGGCTTTTCCGGAGTTTAACCCCGAGCTGCACGTCTGTGAGCCCTTTAGAATACCGGAACACTGGCGCAGATGGATAAGCGTAGACAATGGCTACGACCACCCGTTTGCGTGGCTCTGGTATGCGGTGGACGAGGATGGAAATGTGTATGTTTATCGTGAGTTTTCCAGGTCCAGGGATGACCCCAAAATACTGTATAGCGACCAGGCGACCAGTGTCGTGGAGTTTAATTCTGCGGCATCGTTGGATGATAACGGAAACTTGACCGTTGGACAAGAATATTTGGATTTTTGTGTTGCCGGACTGGATGCCTGGAACACGCATCACCGGGACATCACCGGCAAGACCCTTATAGATTATTACAGGGATGGGGGGCTGCAGATAGGGTTCAGGAGAGCGATTGTAGACCGCAGACTGAGGAAGGCGGTCGTGCACGAATACCTTAAGACAATCGAGGACGAGGATGGCACCAGGAGGTCTAAGCTCAAGATTTTTAATACCTGCAAGCATCTCCTGGAAACACTGCCGAAGCTGCCCAAAGACAACCATGACCCGGAGAAGGTGGCTGACTGCTCGATTGACAACCAGTACGACTCTCTGAGTTATGGCCTGGTTGCTTACCATGTGGATAAATCAATCGGGCTAACCGCGGAGACCCCGATGATACGGGCTCACAAGGACGCCATTGCCCGTAGAAATACCAGGAAAATCAGGGCGAGGGCATATCGCTAGGAAAGGGGGAGAGAAGAATGAAATGTCAAATAATGGAACAGCCGATTAAGAGTGTTTTTTGTGACTCTTATAGCTGCAAGAACAGGGCGGCATGGAGGATTGGCAACCCGGATGGACCGGGGCAGTTATTCATGCAGCTATGCCATGATTGCGCCGCCTCTCTGATTGAAAGCGGGAAGGCGCTGGGGCTGGGAGCCGAGGTTTTTGCTTGTGAACATTGTAACAAGGAGTTCGATAACGAAAAATCCTGCAAAATGCACTCTATTCGCTGTCCTGAGCGCAAAGAGGAGGGAGCGTAGTTGGGAATTTTAGATGCACTGGGAATTGGCAAAAAAAGAGAGCAGTCCCCAGAGCTCCCGAGTCCCGAGTGGGAAGGAGGGGGCATGGGGGCATCAGCGCAGGAGGGACCCATGGGGGCACAGATGCCCAGAGATGACCCCTATGCCACTGCGAGCGCTAAGGAAATGATTGACTTCGTCGAAAAAGAGTTCGAGCGAAGGCAGAAGGAGAGAGTTCCTTTTGAGCTCCAATGGAGGCTTAATATAGCTTTTATGGAGGGCAACCAGTACGTTCAGATTAACGAAGTAGCTCAGACCTTAGATAGAGTTCCCGAGGAATTTTGGTGGGAGGAGCGAGAGGTCTTTAACCATATAGCTCCTAACATCGAGGCGAGACAAGCTCGGCTTGGGAAAATGCGCCCGGTACTTAAAGCCAGGGCAGGAAGTTCTGAGAAGTCGGACATCAGGGCAACTAAGGTAAGCACTCAGTTGCTCTCTTCAATACAGCACGACCAAAAAATCAGGGACAAATTACATGAAGTAATACGCTGGCTGGAAGTAACCGGGACGGTCTGTATAAAGAGCATCTGGAACCCGGATGCAGGACCGCTAGTGCCTCAAATAGACCCGGAGACCGGGGAGCCCATGATAAACCCTGAGACTGGCCAGCCGGTTCTTATGCGGGAGGGCGACCTGGAAGTAGTAGTTTGTCCTGCGCCCGAGATATTTCCGGACAGTCCGTTCAGTCAAAAAATAGCCGACAATCGAAGTATTATCCATGCCAAGATATACCCGGTTGACACAATCAAGGAGATTTGGGGTGTAAGCGTAACGCCCGAAGAAACCAAGGCAGTAAGGCTCCAGGCGCTGATGACTGGCGGAGGGTTCATAGGTAAAACCTACTCAACCGGCATGAATGAGTCTTTAAAGAAGGCGGCAATCGTAAAGGAATACCACGAGCGCCCGAGCAAGAAGTACCCACAGGGCAGGCAGATAGTGGTAGCGAACCACCAGTTGCTGTATTTTGGGCCACTGCCCTACAGGATAGACAAAGATGGCGAGCTAGGGCTGCCGTTTACTAAGATATGCTGCATAGAGCGCCCAGGCTTATTCTGGGGTAGGACAATAATCGAGAGGCTTATCCCGATACAGCGCAGGTACAATGCCCTGAGAAACAGGAAAGCTGAGTACCTGGCGGCTTGTGCCGTCGGCGGCTGGGTAGTAGAGGAAAACAGCGTTGACCTGAGCGACCTGGAGGCAAACGGCGGGGCTCGCAACTATATATGCCAGTACCGCGCCGGGACGCAGCCGCCCAGAAGAGCTGATAACGCGCCGCTGCCCCCGGCTTTCGAGACCGAGGAGCAGACCCTCTTAACAGAATTTTCCATACTCTCGGGAGTATCCGAGATGTCCAGACAATCCATGGCTCCACCCGGCGTTAAATCTGGGGTGGCCATGTCTTTGGCTTTAGAGCAAGACGAAACGAGGCTCGCCGATACGGCAAATAACATTGAGGAAGGGCTGATAGAGTGCGGCTCTCAGTGGCTGCGGCTACTGAAACAGTTCGTTAAAATGCCGCGCCTAGTCCGGGTCGCAGGAAAAGACAACGTAGTCGATGTTTTAGATTGGACCGCCTCGGACCTGAAGCCGGAAGATGTTATTATGGACAGCTTTTCGGCGCTATCTGAGTCCCCGACCCAGAGGAGGCAGATGGTATTTGACCTCCTAGGGATGGGGTTATTCCATAATCCGGACACCGGTGCCATAGACCGCCCGGCTCGCACAAGGATTATGGAAATGTTGCAGTTCCTCGATTGGGAGGGCGTTGACGATGACGACCAGTTGCATAGCGCCAAGGCTGAGAGAGAGAACAGGCAGTTAGCATCTGGAGCTCCGGTTATGCCGGTTCATTACGATTCCCATTTCTTGCATATCAAGCGCCACAATGAGTTCCGGCTATCCACTGAGTACGAGGCGCTCATTACGCAGATGCCGCAGGTAGAGCAGGTTTTTGAGGCCCATGTAATGACGCATATGCAAGCATTGGCTCCCTTGATGATGCAGCAAGAAGAAGAGGAGCCCCAGGAACAGAATTAAAACTTAAAAAACAAAAAGGCGCGAATGGGGATATATGCTCGCATTTTTTATGGTTGTGGGAGGGGACCAGCGGGCATGACAATTTCAATATTTTTAAATAAATGCGAGAACCGAAAGGCCGCAAAGGAGGAAAAATAGTGTTTAAATTCGATTTACAGTTACTCGCGGAGAACTCCGGGTCGGTAGCCGCGGAGCCGCAGGGACAAGAACCGGCTGCCACCGAGTCTAGCGCTGAACCAGTGGCTTTTGATTACGAAAATGCCACCAGGGACCAGCGCAGGGAAGCAGTTATGAGTTTTTTTGCGGAGCCTGAACAGACGGAACCGCCTGCTCAACAGCAACAAGCGGTCACCGAAACACAGGAACCGACAGAACTCAGGTCAGCAGAACCAGCCGCCGAAATTCCGGCCAAGTTCTTAAACGCTGATGGAACACCTAATATTGATGCCCTAGTCAAGAGTTATGTGAACGCTGAGAAAAAAATCGGCGAACAGGGCAATAAGATGGGACAGCAGGCCCAGCAGGTACAAACCTTGATGCAAAAAATTCAGGAGCTGGAGTCACGGACTACGCAGCAGGCGCAGCAGAACGAGCCACCTGCTGCGGAGCCAGAAGCCTTTGACTCTGAGGGCTGGTTCGAGAAGTTTTACGAAAATCCCAAGGATGCTCTCCAGGAGCTGTTTCAGGGGACCGTAAAAGATGCCATTTCGCCCCAGCTCCAGGCGCTTGAGCCCGTGGTACAGTACTTTCAGCAACAGCAGGAACGTGCCTACTGGGACAACAAGGTCGGGGAAGTGCAGCAAAAGTATTCGGATTTTGAAAATTATCGGGAAAAGGCTGCTGAGATTTTACAGCAACAACCTGCCGAGTTTTTGAACTTACCGAACGCCATAGAGGCTGCATACCTGATGGCCAAAGCAGAAGTGCTGGACGCAGAAAAAGCGTCCCAGCCCAAGATAGAGGATATGTTAAAGGACCCGAATTTCCTGCAACAACTATCCCAGAATCCAGACCTGCAGAAAATTGTGTTAAAAACGTATTCCGAGCAAATAAAGCAGGAGCCTAAACCAGCGATGATAGGCTCGCATCCAGGGAGCGCGGCTCCCGCAACACCGCCCCCAGAGATAAGGTCTGTAAAGGATGCCACAAGGGCATTTAAGTCTTACCTCATGGGAGGCTAAGAATTGGAGGTAATAAAATATGCCAGATTATGTTGGAACTAATTTAACCAAGGTCCAGGAGGCTTTAAAGAGCTTTTACCTGGACGGCTTGCGTTATCAATTAAATGACAAGGCGAGCGCCTTTCTAGCTCAGATTGAAAAAACCAGCGAGAATGTCGTTGGCAAAGACATTGTTATGGCCTTGCGGTATGGCCGCACCGGCGGCATCGGGAACCGCGCAGACGACGGCCTGCTGCCGACTCCCAACGCCCGTAAGACTAAACAAGCAAAATGGGAGACTAAAAACTTCTTCTCTCGCTTTAGAATTACGGACAAAACCATCGAGGCTTCCAAATCCAGCGTTGGAGCTTTTGCGAATATGTTGGAAACTGAGATTTCCGACTGCGAAATTGATGCCAAACTGGACCTATCCAGACAGGTGCTGGGAGACGGGACCGGTAAAATTGCTACCGTAACCGCTAATTCTGCATACGCAGCAGGTCCGCCCAAGCTCCTGACGATTACCCTGGACACAGTCATGTACCTGGCTGAGGGGATGTTTGTTGACCTGTATGACGCTAATGGCGCCGTGGCCGATGCCGCTGAGCTGGAAATTGTTTATGTCGACGACGCGGCTAATCAGATAAAGGTTGTCGTAACCAAGGATATCTCCGCTAACGTCAAGGCCAATGTTTACCTGACAGTGGCGGGAAACAAAGACCTTGAGCTTACTGGAGCCGGAGCAATTTTTGCTACTTCTGGAACTCTGTATGGCATTGACAAGTCCGCGTATCCATGGCTGAAACCTCAAGTCAAAGCGTTAAACGGAGAGATTTCCGAGAACGTGATACAGGAAATGATTGACCTGTGCGAAACCAGAACCGGCTCAACCATTAACTACATCCAGACTTCCCTGGGCGTTCGCAGAGCTTATATCGACCTGCTGGCCGCAACCAAGCAGACCGTGAACACCCTGGACTTGAAGGGCGGCTTCAAGGCGCTTTCCTATAATGGGATTGCGTTGGTAGCTGATAAGTACATCCAAGCTGGTCAGATGCAACTGCTTGACCTGTTTGACTGGGCAATGTACCAGATGGCAGATTTCAACTGGATGGATAGAGATGGCTCCATCATGTCAAGAGTTGCCGACCGCCCCGCGTGGGAAGCTACCCTGGTAAAATACTGCGACATCGGCTGCCAGCGCCCCAGGGGACAGGCACTGATTACCGGCATCACCGAGCACTAGGCCCAGATTGACCTTATAGACAACTTTACGAAAGAGGGGGCACAGTGCCCCCTCTACTTTAGTTTTAGGAGGTAATATTAAATGTCGATGAACGTAAAATTAATAAGAAAAATCAAATTTGGTAACGCTTTCGGCGTTGTAGCCGAGCTGACCGGGGACACCAGTTACGCAACCGGTGGCTACGGGTTGACTGCAAAGCAGCTAGGACTGAACGTAATAGAAAACGTCCTGCCCCAGAGCCCCGCTGGCGGGAAGTTCTGGGAATATGATTTCGCCAACAAGAAAATCAAAATCCTGGGACTCGCGACCACCGCGGAAGGAGACCCCCTTGTTTATACGACTGCCCTGGCAGAAGTGGCCAATAAGTCCAATCAGAGCGAATCCGTAACTAAAATCGTAGCTTTCGGGTGGTAGAAATACCACCCCCTTTAGAAAGGAGGGGGCATTTTGGCGGACACTTATGTTAATTTAATGGGGAAACTCCTGAAGCTCATAGATAATGGAGACGGAACGCTTAGCATGGCCACATCGACGGAGAGGTCTGTTCTGCCGAGCGGAGCGGCGACCAGTGCAAAGCAGGATGCCATTATCGACTACGTCGATGAGCTGGAAAGCAAGATTGGCGAAGTTGCGGAGTTACCAACTGCCAACACCATAATGGACAGATTGAAGGCCATCGCCACTAATACTGCCAATATTAAGGTTGATGCGGACACAATCAACGTCAACACCGATGAGCTAGAGTCATTATTAACTACGCTTAGCGCCAAAGATTTTGCAACACAAGCAACTTTAGCACAAATAAAAAGCATATTAGATACTGATGGTATAAAGAAAATAATAGACCCTTTGCCCGTTGGTTCAAATTTGATTGGAAAGATAGATGTTAATTCTTCTGCATTACCTACAGATGCGTCTACAGAAGCAAAACAAGACAATATTATTAGTTATGTTGATGAAATAGAAAGTGGTTTGACTACTTTAAATGCTAAAGATTTTGCTACCCAGACAACACTGGCTCAAATTCTGGCAAAAATTATCGCCGCCCCGGCTACCGAAGTCAAACAAGACACAATCATTGGCCACGTTGGCGGTGTTGAAGGAACCTTAACGGCTTTAAACGGCAAGGACTTCGCAACCCAAGCCACCCTTGCCGCAATACTCAACAAGATTATCGCTGCACCTGCAACAGAAGAAAAGCAAGATACGCTTATCGGGCACGTTGACGGAGTGGAATCTGCCCTGACCTCCATACTGGCAAAACTTATAGCCGCTCCAGCTACGGAAGTGAAACAGGATGCGCTGGCCGCGCTGATAGGAGAAGTACAGGCGTCGCCCACTGCTAATACCCTGCTGGCTAGGCTCAAATCCCTTGAGGACAAAATAGACGCTATTAC